TGCACTAAACATTTTTGTTTCAGGGTCAACGTCATATCGGTAATGTCTTAAACATTGTAAGCCTTCTTCTGTATTTTGCCTATCAAAATAGCATTTATTAAATATTGTTCTAGCGGCATTGATAGAATCTACTACCGGCACCCTATCTAAAATCTGTACTTTCATGCCTGTTGCTCGAACTATTTCTTCTATGGATTTGCCAGTTCCCAAGGATTTTGCCTTGGCATCATGGGGCAACCATATCGTATCGTACAAATAGCCAAAAGACTGTAATTTAGCCATGTAATAACTAATTGTTTGCTGACTATCTTCAAAATAACGCAACAAATGGGTTTCTTGGCCAATAAATTGCAATATCCAACAAGCAGTTTGATCAGCCCATCCTAAATCAAATATAGCATGTACTGGCTTTGTTTGGTCATAAGGCACATTGCATATACGGCCTTCTAATTCAGCCATAGTGACTTCTTTAGCGAATATAGCACCATTGACTGTTTGCCGTGGAATACCTTCCCAAACGTTGTTATATGCTTCTGTATCACGGCCTTGTAATGCCCTACGTTCTAAATCTAATACTTCAGGAAACCACGGGTTATCACTCCAATTAATCTTTTGAATAACTGAGTTTTCAGGCGGCTGGAGTACAAAACGCTTCCAAGTTTCATCCGTGGGTAATTCAGGATTAAAGCTAATCCATATTTCGCTATCAGCTTTACGTATGGTTGGAATAAGAACGTTCCACGAATTAGGGCTAACTGATTGGGCTTCTTCTACCCAGGCTATATCTATACCCTCAATAGATTTAACGTTGTTTGTATTGTTTTTAATGCCTACAAATATAAACTCTGTACCGTTAACGCCACGTATAGTGCGATCAGTTACTTCATAATGGGCTTCAATGCCCAGGTTAAATATTTGATCCACCAATAATTTATGAACTGAATCTTTAATACTGGTTTGAAATTCACGGGCACATAGCACCCTGGTTGTTTGTTCACAGCCTTTTAATAGTAATGCCCTAGCTATATTCCAACTCTTTGATCCCCCACGGCCACCATATAACACTCGATAACGTGCTTTAGCTGGCTCAAATAAACACTTTAATTTAGCTGGAAATCGTGCTTTGGCTTTAGCTTCCTGTATTGTCATTTGGTTCTTCAAAGATTAATGTAAAACCAGTTTTTAGCTGTACCCCATCAGGACCGCTAATTTCTTGTTTAACCCTATCTGAATAATTCTTAGGAAATCTTGCGGCCATAGAACGTGACCATAAACCAGTATTGATTTTCTCGCCATCCTTATGCTCTACCAAGTAATTTTGCCCCATATCTTCCCACCAAGTCTGACTTAAAGCATGTGCATCTTCCAAGGCAAGCCGAAAGTCCTCATGTTCGTCACGCCATCTACGCATAGTGGTATACCCTATGTTTAGTAGGGAACACATTTGTTCAAAAGATTTACCAAGCTTACCCAGTTCTATTACCTTGTCGCAATAGGCTGGGTCATACTTAGTTGGACGGCCAAATGGTTGATCCATTATTCTTCTACTGTAGCTTCTACTGGTTGTTCCTGTGGCCGCTGGGCTACAAGCTGTTCATTAGCAATAGCTAGTAGCTTTGCATGAGTTTGTTCTACAGCATCCATTGGAAGCTTTTTTAATCCGATTAGAATTAATTCTGCTTCTTGAATTGTTAAATCGCCAAAATTAATAATCATTTCTTTTTTCCTTTAGTTTGTGAAGCTTCACGTTTTTGAGCATAGGCAATTGCTACGGCTTGCTTTATAGGCTTACCGGCTTTTACTTCTGCTTTGATGTTTTCTTTAAATGCTTTGGGACTACTACTTTTCTGTAACGGCATATTAACAGTTCCAGTTCTTTAATGATGCTTTAGCCCGTTCTGCTGGGCCTTTAGCGTGTTTTACTACTCCTTCCATCCGTGCACAAAAACTAGCTTTTCTACCTTCATCAGCTTTTGTTTTGGGATTTGGTGCCGGTGCTTTTAAATTGCTATTGTTTTTAGCATTGTATTCAGCACGGCCTTTAGCGGTCATGCCAGCACCTTTGTCAGTAGGGTTGTATGTCTTACCCTTACCAGTTGTCTTATGCTCAATTGGTTTATCGTGTTTTTTAGTCATTTTTTAGCCGTTTTTGCAGATTCTTTAAATGCTTTAGCTGTTGGAGCACCCTTACTGCCAGGTGAACGCATACGTTCTACTTTGCCGCCAGCTTCTTTTTGTTTTTCAATACGTTCTTGTTTTGCATGGATGTTGGCATATAAGCCAGGTTTAGTTGCCATATTGTTCCTTGTCAGTAATAAAACATATATCTTGCCATGACATTATCAAGTAACGTTCACCATTAGTAAAGTATTCTTGATATTTTAAGTATTCAGCGTTGTAATTATCATCCATTGTGCCAAAACGTACATGTTGACCAACTTCAACCGGCATTGGTTCTCTTTTGCCGTTTACCTTTTTACCTGGGCCTACTGCCACTACCGTACCCATATTGTCATGTTCTTTATTATTAACAATCAATACAGAACTTAAAACACGAACATCCGGCTTGATAATTATTTTATCAGCCAGCGGTTTTAATATAAAATCTACATCAGCCATTGCAAGTTCTCCTTACTTGTGTTGGTTAGAAAATCCCCTTAGTTTCACGTGCTTTGGGGATTTTCGCTTAATTACATCTTATCTTCAGCTTTGTATGCATCACGAGTATGAGTATAACAAACGCCTTCAGTACGGCCAGTATTGAATAATCCATTTTTACCAGTCATATCTTCTTTACCCATTGCTACGCCATTAACTAGCTTGCCCATGCGTTCTCCAGACATGTCAGAAGATGTTGCCCCTTTAGGTGCAGTTGCACCAGTTGTTGAAGGTACGCCCTTCATTGAATCCATTTTACCCATCTTTGATTCTCCTAATTAGGTTAAAAACTACATTTTTGCTTCAACTGCCTTTATTGTCAACCATTTTTCTAATTTCTTCAGGCAAATTCATGTGGCCTTCATAATCAAATTCTTCAGGATCGCCTTCAGGATGGGCTAAACCCATATAATTTTCAAATGTTAACGGAATACCATGTTTTTTCATGGATTCCAATATTAAATCGTTACTTTTTCCATTCAGGTTCATCTATTCCCCCAGCTTTCTCAAAAATATCTTTTCTTGCTTGATCAATTTTAATATCACCTTTTTTATACTTTTGCCATATATCATCTATTTCTTTAACATTTTTTGCATTTTTAAACGTATCAGGGAACAAACCACGTACAGCTTCCCAGGTAACAGATTGCATTTCTGTAGACAATATTTCACGTTCTCTCGCCGCCCTTTGATAACCTTCATGATATAACCCATAAGTTCCTTGTTTACCAGTAAAAGCACTATTTTTAGGACCAACTTCACCAAGCATATTTGAGCCAAAATTATGTGCAACTTCACGAGTATTACCTGATAATGGCCTTAATAATCCGGCCGCAACAGCATGTGTATCAATTGTAGTATGTCCTTCAACATTGTGCGGATCATATATATTCATGTAAAAATTACGTACTTTGTGCTGTCCACCTAGTTTTTGACTAATGTTTTCACGGCTTGGATTATCAAAAATATCTACAGCTTTTGCTATTTCTGCATTTGATCCCCAGCCAGTTTTAGTTGGATCACCGCCTTTATTTAATCGAATACCACTAAAGTCACCTTCAGGAGTAACAACAAAATGTTCTCTTGGGTTATGTGCCTGGTCATGCGTTCTAATCCAAATAGCTTTTTCAACTGGGTCTTTTAATTCTTCTAATCGTTTGCCTTCAATGGCTTTAAGTAATGGAGCATATTGGGGTTTACCGTAAATGTCTTGGGCTACGTCTGACATAGCACTATCCCATTTAAAACCTTGTTTATGAGCCAATGTGGCCGCAACACGTTCACCCAATGAAACATTCATAAACCAGTCTTTTTGGGGTGATAAAACAGCCAGGATGCCTGATGCGGCCGGTTCTGATATGTTATATTCTTTGGCCATGCTATTAGCTATCTTATTAGCACCTTCATACCATAGCTTGCTACGTGCCCTTGTATCTGCCGGCACCTTATCGTGCAAATGCAATAAATTTTCTTTTACATGTTCTACAAATTGTTCAGCATTTATATCAGCGTTTTTAGATGATAAGTTTAAATTTGGATATTGTTTAAGTAATTCTGTATTGTGTAAAAATGCATTTTGATCACTTCTAAATGCTTTGTAATTAGACA